AGGTTTCGTGTAGCGATAGTGTTCATGAGCCGAAAAAATGGAAAAACGACTTTAATGTCAGGACTTGCAGCGTACATGACGGGATTTGACCACGAGCAAGGAGCAGAAGTTTACGCTTTAGCAAACTCGAACAAACAGTCACGTATCTTGTATAAAGAAACCTACCAGATGATTAAAACGTCTCCTTACTTGTCAGCGAAGTTCCACCAGCGCCAGACGGATATTGAGTTCTCGAAAACGCATAGTACGTTTGAAGCCTTATCTGCTGAAAAGAACGCGAAAGATGGATTGAATACACACTTTGCGGTGTTCGATGAAATTCATGAATATAAAGATACCGCTTTGATTGATTTGATTAAGCGTTCGCGTGGACAGCGTAGGCAGCCACTGGTCATGTACATCTCAACAGCCGGCTATGTTATAGATGGTCCGATGATGGATATGTACGACCGTGGTTCAGAAGTGTTGATGGACTACGACGAAAATCAAGATGAACGAACATTTTACTTCCTATCCAAACTTGATGACAAGGAAGAAATCAAAGATGTTAGAAAATGGATAAAAGCTAATCCAAACTTGCCGATGATGGAAGGTGTGTCACTGATAACTGATTTTCAGACAGATAGACGCAGCCCTAGTCAATATATGGATTGGGTAACAAAACAATTTAACTTGTTCAGTGAGAGTGACAGTGCTTCGTATGTTTCAATACAAACTATCAAAGACAACGATGGTTACATTGATCCAGAAACACTTGTCGGACGAGAAGCAGTCGGCGGATATGATTTATCCGAAACAGAAGATTTCACGGCTGCTGCTCTCGAATTTCCATTAGATGATGGTAGAGTGTTCATACTACATCATACTTTCATACCTCGTGCTAGATATGAGCGAGAACAGGACACCAGACGCATAGACGAATGGGTTAAGTCCGGTGACGCCGAAGTAGCCGAGGGCGATTACATTAATTATGAACATGTTCTAAATTGGTTTATTAAGATGAGTGAGAAGTACAACATCACCCAGATTAATTACGATAAAGCGAAGGCTTTGTTTTTAAACAAGTCACTCGAGGACTACGGTTTCCCGACTGAAAAGGTTAGACAAGGGTTCATGACTTTGGGTGGGCCGACCCAGAATTTCAAGGAATTATTGCTGGACAAGAAGATTGTGTTCAATAATTCCAAGATATTCCGTTGGTATCTCTCAAACGTCGTACTTCGCAAGGATCGTAATGATAACTGGTTGGCAGAGCGTGCTTCTATCAATCGAAAGATAGATGGATTCGCCGCTGTACTAGACGCCCACGTTACCGTGGTTGATAAATTAATTATGAAGCAAGGTACAGCTAAGGTTGAATACAAATCATTCGCCAACGCTTACAACAAACGTAGGAGTGTATTTTAATGGGTTTACTTGACAAACTTAAAAATTTAATATCTCCTAGCAGTGACGTGACTACTAAATCTAAATCGACACCGTATTCTGGTGTTTCTGGGGCTGGGTTCGGTTTGTTTGCTGGAATAGCTTACAACGGTACGCCGTTAGAGAATAACGGTACTGTATTCAGTGTGATCAGTAGGCTTTCAAATTCAATGGCTGGATTACCAATTCAGTTAATGAAATCTGGTGAAAATCAGACGAGCAATGTTTCGCGAGTTATTGACAATCCGAACTTCAACATTACTGGATTCGAATTAATCAGTAAATTGGAAACAGACAGAAACACTTACGGCAATGGCTATGCTTTGATTCGAAGGGATAAATATCTCACACCAATCGAAATCTGGCCAGTCAGTCCATTGCGTGTGTCGCCTAAGATTGATACTGAAACAGGAAAGCTGTTTTATGCCATATCTGGTGACCATGGTATGGTACTCGCCGATTCAGATGATGTGATTCATGTCAAACACGTTACAGGAGCTGCTAGGTATATCGGTATTAGTCCATTAGATGTTTTAAAGGGTACGCTTGGGTATGATGAAATCGTTACCAAGTATGCCGTTGATCAGATGACTAAAGTCGATAGCTTCAAAATTTCTTATCAAGCCAATGTTTCCGATGATAAGAAGCAAGCTGTTTATGATTCCATTGAGATGTTTATCGCCAATAACGGTGGTGGATTATTCGAAGAGCCGGGTGTCGAAATCAATGAGATTAAACGTGATGTTACAACTACGGCGGTTAAAGAAAATGATGAAATTACCAGAAAACGTATCGCCAACGTATTTAATTTCCCGTTATCGTTCGTTAATGATAGCAACGGTAGCAGCGCGTCTACCAATGAGCAAGATCAATTACGTTTCGTTACTGGTACGTTACTTCCTATAATCAAACAATATGAAGCTCAATTCAACAGAAAACTTCTTAGTGAAAAAGAACGCACAGAAGGATTATACTGGCACTTCAATGTCAATTCACTTCTACGTGCGGACGCAGCAACGCGTGGATTATTCTATACGCAAATGCGTCGAAACAGTGGTATCAGTGCTAATGAAATACGAGAACTCGAAGATATGCCACGAAGTAAACAAAATGGTGCAGATGACTTGAATATTTCTGGTGACTTGTACCCACTAGATTTACCAGTAGCAGAACGTAAAGCTGGAAGTACGGTAGGACGACCATCGTCTGATCCGAATTCCGGTAACGACGAGGAAGGAGGTAAAACAGATGACGAAAAAATCACAGACAAAGTATTGGAACATGTCGGCAAAAAATAATGTCGGAACGATTTACATTTACGGAGACATCGTGGGTGATAAGTGGTTTGATGAAGAAACCAGCGCAAACAGTTTTAAAGATGAACTGAACGAATTGGGCGATGTTTCAACCATTGATTTGCATATCAACTCTGGTGGTGGTTCGGTATTTGAAGGATTTGCCATTTATAACATGCTAAAGCAACATAAAGCTAAGGTTGATGTTCAAGTAGATGGTATCGCCGCTTCAATCGCCAGTGTTATCGCCATGGCCGGTGATACAATTTCAATGCCAAAAAATTCTTACTTGATGATCCACAACGCAAGCGGAATGGCTTTTGGAACTGCTGACGAAATGAAGAAACAAGCAGAAATTCTTGAAGGTTTGAGCGGAACGATTGCACAAGTTTATGTAGACCGTTCTAACGAAACTATCGATATTGACAAAGTCAAAGAGCTTATGAGTGCTGAAACGTGGTTGACCGCAGCAGAAGCACAAGATTTAGGACTTGTTGATGAAATTGTTGATGACCTACAAGCAGTAGCGAAGATTGACACAACGTTCTTGGACAAGGCTCCAGAACGAGTTAAAGAATTGATTAGTAACAACACGGAAACCACGGAAGCCATTGATGAAGCCAACATCGAAAAAGAACGCGAGTACGCACAAATGACAGCGCAACGCGCTAACAATATATTAGAGGAGACCTATTAATTATGGCTATGAATTTATACCAAAAGAAAGCGCAACGTGTTGAGTTGGCCAACCAAGCTAAAGACTTGTCTGACCGTTACCAAGACATGCTTGCCGACACAACTTCAACTGTTGAAACTCGTAAGGTTGTTAAAGACCAAATCACTGACATCAACGACCGTTTGGACGCCGTGAATGGCGAAATCAAGCGTGAAGAAGCTGAAATCGCTGACCGCTTCAACAATGGTGGCAAAGGTTCAGAAGTCTTGACACCACAAAACAAGGCTATCGAAAACTACGCTAACATGATCCGTGATGTTTATAAGAATGGTAAGAGTGTTGGTATCGATACATTCAAGAACGAAACATCTGTTGGTGGTACTGGAGAAGCTTCTGGGACAGCATTCTTGCCAATTACGGTATCGAATGAATTGATTTCAGAACCAGAAACTCCAAATCCATTGCGTAATGACGCTACGTACTCAACATTAGTTAACCTACGTATTCCTCGTGCCGAAGTTGAATTCGGTGACGCATTCAATACTATCTTAGATGGTGAAGAAGCCAAAGAAGCTACATTGAAGGGTGATCAAATCACATTCGGTCGCTTCGAATCTAAGGTACGTATCGGATTGACTGATACATTGCTTGCTGGATCAAACTTGGGATTGGTTCAATTCGCACAATCACAACTTGAAAACGCGGCTTCTGAATTAGAATTGGCTCGTGCATTTGCTCAAACACCAGCAACTGGTGAGGAACACATGTCATTGTATTCAGATACAAACGCAATCAAAAAGGTTGGGGGAGCAACTTTGTTCGACGCTATCAACATGTCACTTGCTGACTTGAAGGACGCTGATCGTAACGTTGCCAAGATTTATATGACACCTACTGACTTTGCTTCTATCAAGAAGGAATTGGCCAACGGTGCAGCAACATTATGGGGTGCTACTCCACAAGAAATCTTCGGTGTACCAGTTCAATTGACATCTTATGCCAAGACACCAGTTATCGGTAACTTCTCTAAGTACCAAGGTAACTATGATCCACAAGGTTCATTGATTGAGCAATACCGTAAGCCTGAAACAGGTGTTACTTATGCACAAATCACATTGTGGTATGACGCCCAATTGAAGCGCGCTTCTGCATTACGTTTGGCAGTTGTAAACCCGTAACACCGGCTCCTACGCCTAAACCAGTCACTGGCGTAGCCACAAACCCAGAATCAGTTTCTGGTAAGGTCGGTGATACAGTTAAGTTGAATACCATCATCACGCCTAGCGACGCTGACGACAAAGCGTTGACTATCTCGTTCGATGATACTGCTGTGGCTTCTGCTACAACTACTTCTAACTTAACTGACGGTTCATTCAACGTTAAGTTGAACGCCGCTGGTACTACCGTAGCTCACATTAAGTCAGCTAACGGCGTAACAGTAGATGTAACAATCACTGTAACAGAAGCGTAGTAGCCGGTAATATTAAAATCGCCTTATAAATGAACAGTATGTGTAAAAACAGGCGGGTAGTTCAGATTCGTGCAGAAGCCGCAGCCTTCACCAATGGTGCTAGGTAAGACCGCTTTTGGGCGAATCATTAGGTTAAATAAGGTGTGCTAATTATGAATGAAGAAACAATTGGAAGCATAATGAAGTACGTCAAGCAGTCGCTACGATTGTCATTTGATGACGTCGACGAGGACGCGTACATCAAAATGATTGTTAAATCTTCTGGAGATCACGTTGTTGGTGCAGTCGGCGGTGAAGCTACTGACGACTTCTATAATGAAAACAACAACGAGTTCATCTTGGCCACTTCATTATTGGCGCACAGCCATTATTTAAATCGCGGAGCAAATTCGGACGTCAACCTCGAAGAAACCAGCTTCGGTTACCAACAATATGTACTATCCTTAAAGGCTAGTTATCTTGTATGGAGGTCGAAGAATGGCTAGATTAAGAAAGTTCGTCCAACAAGCTCGTTATGACGTACAGGCTTCAATTGGTGAAATGAAGTCAGTGGAAGACCCAACAGACGGCATTTCCAGAAAACATTTCGTGAGTTCATTTAAAATCTGGTTGGCTCGTTACGATATTGACAGCATTGAACAAATGCTTAATACCGGCCCGAATCAACAAGATAATCAAATATTTGCCACCAAAGAACTTGGTAAGATTAAGCGCAACATGCTTGTTCGCTTGCCTGACGAAGAAGATGATGGCGAAGAATACATCGTCACAAATGTTTCATCTGCCGTCGAGAGATGGGATCCAAGAGCCTATGATTTGATAACACTAACACGCGGTAATGGTGTGGAAAGTTCGTATCGAAGTGTAGGTAGTTGATATGAAATTTGAATTAGATGTAAATGTCAATGATATTCAAGCTATGCTAAAGAAAGCAGCGCTGACCGACGACGAAGTTCAACCAATCGTGGCCAAAGCTGCAAAGATTTCGGAGCATTACATAACAACAGAATTGTACAATGCGGTTAATGCTCACGGTACTGGTATGTCCACGGGATTGTTGGCCAAAAGTATCGCGAGTGCGCCAAGTAAAAAATACAAGGCCGGATATTCGACTGGTTATTCTGCCGCCGGTTATTATTACCGATTTGTTGATGATGGCCACTATATTGTAGATAACAGGCGAGGTCGTGCTGGTCGCGCTAAAAGAAACTACAAATATAGTTTGACTAACTTAAACAACGGTGGCTGGTATTGGGGTGGTTATCACTTTATCGAGAAAGCCGTTGATGAAGCGGAAAATGAAATGGTCAGGTCTTTGCAAGACGGATTATTTCGACTACTTGATAGGAAGGGGTTGCCACTAAAATGAATAGCCTAATAGAAGTTCGAGATTTGCTCCGTAAGAGCGTTAAAGCTTATGTCGGTGCTATTCCTCCAGAACAGGAGCAAAAGGTCGAGACGGTAGCTCTCGTCACGTCTATCGCGTGGGCGCCTTATGACTACGGTGGAGACAATCCACTAACGTTGTCAGAAGATTTACAAGTTATGATTTGGTTTAAGGCTGGTACAGCTACCGATGACTTTCTTTGGAATCTTGCGGAAGACTTGGCAAAAATTAAATTCTTTATTACTTGGTCAGATGGTGCTCTAACTGACCCAGAAACAGGAATGAACAAAGCAACAATCCACATAAGGCGTAAACGTAGCAAGCGCCCTCAATATGAATAGGAGAATAAAACATGCTATTAACTGGTTTAGAAGAAGTTCAAGTTGGTATTTATAACTCGAACGAAGATGAAACAATTACTCCGGAAAACATCTACACATTGAACGCCAAAAATGGTGGGCCAACTGAATTCCAGATTCAAAACCTTAGTGCTGAACAGTCAAAGGTTTTCGGTGGTGACGCCGCTCGTCGTACAACTGGACGTGGTTCTGGTGATGTCAACGGTTCGTTCAACGTCGATGATTTTCCTTCAGAAGTTTTGCACAAGGTTTTGGGAATGCAGCAAGACGAGAACAAAATCTGGTATACAGATACAGAAACCGAAGCCCCTTATGCTTCCGTGAAGGTTAAGACCCACGGTGGTGATGGTAAGGCAATCTGGATGGTATTACCAAAAGTTAAGTTTGCTCGTGGTGATGTCAACCCTAAGACAAACACTGAAACACAGCAAGATAGTTCCGACCAACTTACTTACAAGGCTTCTAACAGATCTTCTGATAAGAAAGCTTACTTGGAAGCATTGGAAACAGAAGGTGTCGAAGAATCAGCTGTTTACAAATCTGCATTCGGTATCGTAGAACCAGTCGGTGAGACGCCGGTTGGTGGATAATTACATGACGAGTTTTCTCGTCGTACATACTTAAAATAATAGGAGAAATAATCATGGCTGAAAAAGTATTCGAATTAAACGGTAAATCGGAATTAATAGGACGTAAGTGGAAGAATTTACGTAAGGCATTTCAATATCAACAAGAAATGGGTAAACTCTTGAAGTCTGATCCAGCTTCTGACATCACAAGTGATGAATATGATCCATCAGCTTACTTCGTAACACAAGAGAAAATCATGGAACTTCGCATAAAGTTTTTGTCGACTTTCTTCACTGTTAGTGAGAAGGCTTTCGATGAGATTGATCCAGTTGAAATTGTTGATATTTCAGACGAATTGTATTCATTCTTCATGGGTAACGAAACAGAAACCGAAGAAGATGAATCGGGGGAAGCCTAAGCGTCGATGAAGCTTTAGAAAAGCTAGACTTATTCGCACAAACTGTCATGGACGTTAAAGGTTGGGACATGAATACAATCCGTGACCAAGACTTTGACGAACTTTCGCGAATAATGTCCATCGGCGCTAAAAAAGATGGTAAAACGCCAACCTTTACTAAGGGTGGTCAAAAAGCAATGAGCATGGCAGATTTTGTAACTAAAGGAGTGGACGCTTAATGGCTGGTAGTGTAAAACATGTTGTTTTGGAAACGCGCCTAGATGGTGCTGGACTAAACGCAGGACTAAAACAGGCTTCTCAAAACATTCGTACAGCAACTAACCAGTGGAAAGCAGACTTTACTCGTTTATCTTCAACTGGTGACTTCACTTCGGCTCTTGGTACAAAAATCAAGGGACTTGGTAAAGTTCTGGACGAAGAAAAATTAAAGCTACGTGAAATTAAACAGGCTATGATCGACGCTGGCAAAGATGGCGGGCGTGCTGGTCAAAACCTTATCACAGCTTATAA